ATGGCAGCCAAGAAATCCCGTGTAGATCGTGCAAAAAAGGAAAAAGCAAATGTCTGATATTGAACAACGCACCGAAGAATGGTTCGCCGCCCGCCTGGGCAAAGTAACCGCATCCCGCGTGGCAGATGTAATCGCCAAAACTAAAACTGGTTATGCAGCCACCCGCGAAAACTACATCGCGCAGCTGGTGCTGGAGCGTATCACCAAGACCAAGGCCGAAGGGTTTACTAGCTCCGCCATGCAATGGGGCGTGGACCAAGAACCCTACGCCCGCGGATTTTTTGAAGCCACCACGGGCCAGATGGTTCAAGAAGTGGGGTTCATACCCCATCCATTAATTGACATGGCTGGCGCGTCCCCTGATGGCCTTCTGGACGATGGCGAAGGGATGATCGAGATCAAATGCCCAGAATCGAAGGGAATGATCGAAGCCCTACTAACCCAAAAAGTCCCGCAGCGTTACATAACGCAGATGCAATTCCAAATGGCCTGTGCGGACCGTAAGTATTGCCAGTATGTGGTGTTCGATCCCCGAATGCCACCCAAGGCGCAATTGTTTGTCAAACGGGTAGACCGTGACGATAAATATATCGCAGAGATTGAAACGGAAATTGTGAAATTTCTAGCCGAAGTCGATGCCCAGGTCCAACAACTTAACAAAATTATTGATTCAAAATGAAAAAAACCTACGATTTAAAATTTCCCGCCCGCACTTACAAAACCGCCAATGGTGAAGAAAAAACCTTTTGGGCAGCACATGGAACATTGCGTGTCGAATGTCCAGATGGAATTGATTTAACAAAATTTCAGTTCACGGTCAAAATGGATTCGATGCCCGTTTCAAAAGACTATGACGGTTGGTTTCAATGCTATGAAAAGAAACCAAAAGAAGATCAACCAGGCGAATCCAGGCCTGGCGAATACGAAGATATTAAATTCTAGGAGCTGCAATGCTTGATCATCCAAGGGTTAGAAATAGCGATCCGATGACAAGCTGGGCCGCGGCTGGGTCTGCAAAGGACCTAGCCAAAGCCCATGCAGCCAAGATCGTGCAATGCCTTATAGAACACGGCAGCCTGGGCAAAGATGGTATTGCCCACCATACTAACCTGGAGTCCATGCAAGTCGCCAGGCGGCTGCATGAGCTGGAAAGGGAAGGGGAAATCTGCTTGACGGGCAACGTGGTTAAGTCAAAATCTAACCGCATGGAACGTGAATGGCAGATCGCACCAATCCAAAGGAATTTAATATGATGTCTAGCATACTAACCATTATTGTGCTGCTAATGGTCGGCGCTTGTATTGGAGTCGGCGTAATAATCGCCGTACTTTGGTTTAGCGTGGAAAAGGATTAATTATTTTTGTATTCGGCTTCTGTCAAAATGCCAATCTTGTATTTGCCTTCTGGTTTGAAAATAGTTAACGATTGCTGGCGCATTTCAGGCGCAAACGATATGTGCATCCACCGACCGTATTCATGTATGAGCTGGTCAAATTTGATGCCATTTTTTATAACAAGCTGACATACTTCGTAAGGAGTGTGAGCAGAAGAAGAGCAGTCAATAGCCCAACCATCCATGTGGCTGGATACCTTAGAACCGCCAACAGCCACGTTGACATTAGGCAAGCGTAGCCAAGAATTAACACGAAGAGCGCCTGTGACATTTCGGACCGCCTCTAGTTGTTGTGCAGCCGACTTCATGTTCTCTAACTGTCTATCGTCTGGCTGATTGTCAATGTGCATCCGAATAGCAGTTTCGCTATAAGTAGCTTCTTCCAGGGTGAAGTGTTCGGATAAGTTCATTTTTTAACCATGCCTTTCATGTCTTCTGTTTTATCTTTGCTGCCCTGGCTTGAACCAAAATAAAACGACAAAACCTGGCCCGCAGCGCTAGTAATAAAACCTAGCGCAAATATTACCAATTGCTGCTGGTCGTTGGGTGTATCAACAAACATCAAAACAGCGATCAAAATAAATGCTAACCCGACCACGCCCAAAGCCAGAATTGGCACTACCAATTTATCCAATTTAGTAGAGTTTTCAGAAGTAGCAATTGCTGCATAAGCTTTTCTAGCAGAATCCCTATCCTGGGCATCTAACTTTGCATATTCCAGTTCTAGTTCTGCAATTTTTTCAGCTGCAGCTGGATCGCCCGCAATAGCTTTAGCGACAGCATCCACGGAATCAGAAACGCCAAGCTTAGAAGCCAAGGCGGTAACAGCAGCACCACCCAAAGGACCAGCCACAGCAGTTGCCAGCGTGGGTGCGAAACTCTTGAGAATATTGAATAAGTCATTCATTACGTTGCCTTTCGAGTAATAATAATTGTCGGTTAATCTGCTTTTCTTTTTTCTCGATCCTAATCTCTGCTTTTTGAATTTTGATCCACATCATTATCAACACGGGCGAAATGATTAGCACAATGGTTAGCATAATGCAAACCAGGATTAGAACCCCTCTGTAAATGAATTTATCCATAGGGCATAAAGCCAAGAAACAATGATTAGCACCACGGACACGCCAATGACTAATTCCACTTTTTCTTGCCTAAACCTTTCGCGTTGATAAGCTTCTTTTTGCCTTCGGATTCTAATTTGTTCTTTTCGCTTTTGCTGCTCCGCCTGGACCTTGGAATATATGTTGTTGTAGTTGTCCCAAAGCGGTCCTAATTGATACGGCACACTAGCCCCGCGCATCATGCCTGACAGCCTTACATAAGCCTGGTCCAGCTCGTTTTTGTATACGCTTAATTCCAATATGTCTTCTGGATCAGGATCAACGCTACGGAAAACTTCTTCGTATTTAATCTCCACATATTCGGTCAATTCCTTGTGGTGACGGAAAAACGCCCCTAAGTGCCCAATAAACTGCTGGACGATTTCGGTTTCGTTGGGAATATGGGTTGTGTAGGTTTCCTTCTTTTTTGCCAAAGGCTTGGCTTCTGGTTGTGGTTCGGCTGAGCTAAAAAGTCCCCTAAAGAATCCCCAGATTGACCTGGCTTCGTTAACAATGGTCTTTGCATCTTCGGTTGCCTGTTTTACCTTTTTTACCGCTACCTTACCCTGGTTCAACGCATCGCAACAATACATGATCCCGTCATAGGCCAGCTGCATGGCCTTAAACGCCGCCCCAATGGTTAGCGGATCGAACACATCCTATAGGCCAAAAAACTTCTGTAGAAACGTGGCAGCCACACCTGGTCCTAGTAAAACGCAGACCATTACCCCATAAAGAAGATATTCGATCTTGGTCATGCGCTTTTCGCCAACGGATAGGGCTAGCTCAATGTTTTTATACCGTTCGGCACACAATTGTTCGTGTGTTAACAATTTAGCCTCTGTTTCGCTAATCATTTTCATATTGAGTCTAGGACTTCATTATGTAAGCCAGGGCATAGTAAGGATTCAACAAGCTAAACGATGTGCCAGAGCCAGTAGTAGCGTTAGTTGTTGCCACAGTAAGATTAGTTGAAGCTGTTGCAGTTGATGTATATATTGAATATCCAGCACCGCCACCAATGCCTAAGCCACCACCGCCATTTTGAACATATTGACCACCAGTTCCAGTATGTGAGTGAGGTGTTTCTGAAACAGTAGAAGTTGCTATGTGCGTGTGCGCTGGTAAGTTACCAACAACTAGCGTTGCAGTAGCAGATCCACCCGTGGCAGCCACGGCATAAGTTGATCCAGCGCCGACCACAAATTTGTCGCGCAGATCAGGTGTTCCGTTTGAACCATCGCACAAATACCAGCCAGTAGGTACGCTGCCGATCGATCCATACCAAAGGGTAATTACGCCAGTTGGAATAGTAGTGCCGACCGCGGTTTGTGTTCCAACAATTCCGTAAATGTTGTCGTATGTTCCCAGGGTTACAGCTGCAGCAGTCTTTAAAACAAACTTGTAAAAGTAACCATAGGTCAACCAAACTTCATTGTCCAGGCGACCGCTAGAGTTCAAAACAATAGGGTTAGCGTTTGCGACCGTGCCGTTAATGTCGGTGTAGGTTGCCAGGGGGGTGCTAGACCCAGCCTGGTAGGTATACAACAAACCGCCACTTAGCGGAACACCGTTGTTATCAAAGAATTGTTCGCTATTGCCGATCGGCGAAAGATTGACTGCCATGTTTGATCCTTATTTCTTGTTCAGCAAATCGCTGGCTTTGTTTTGGCCTGTTTGTTTGCCAAGTTTAGCGGCTTCTTGCATTTCTTTTTTGGCTTGTTGAGCTGCTTTTTCTGCAGCTTTAGCTTCTTGTTTGGCTTGTCTTCTTGCGCCAGCTTCACGGCCCAGAAATGTGCCAACAGCTGCGCCTGGGACTTCACCCAAAAATCCACCAACAGCACCACCAGCTGCAGCGCCAATTCCAGGCAAACTACGTTCTATTAATCCAACTCTTCTAGCCTGTAATGCAGCTCCTTCGTAGCCATGTATGCCAGGCATTAAGTGTCCAGCATAGTTCAATGTGTGGAATTTTTGTATTTCATTGGGCGGAAATGTTTCTAGGATTTTTTGGCCTACAACCGAATTCATAACGTTATTTGCTGAATTTTGATTCCATTCACCCATTTTTGATCCGCCAGCTTTTTGGACTTCACGGGCCAACGCGCCATCAATTTCGGCAACCGCAGCCTTTGCTGATTGCATCAATTCTGGCGGTACTGGCGGCATTCCTTCTGGCGCACCTCTTACGCGCCCATTTGCCAGGTCGTTTAAAGTGTCTCTAATGTGCAGCCATTGATCTTTGGGCAGATTATTTAGCTTGGATGGTATTTTTTCCAAAGGTGTAGAAGAAGTAAGAACCCCGTTTTTATCTACTTCGCCAAATAAGGTTTTAATACCTTTTGACCCCAAAAGGGTTTTTTCCGCTTCGTGTATGCGATCGCCCAATTTGTATAAAGCTGGATCAGCAACCGCGGCTATGTCTTTATCGATTGCTTGATTAACCCTACGGATTGCGTTTGCATTTTGCGGAGTCCAATCGGCATTTATAGCTTTTCGAACGGCATCATAGGCAGCGACCGAACCTGGCGGATGCATAACGCCGTTCATGTCTTCAAACCCAACGGTTTTAGCCAAGTTCAAATAATCCTTTGCTGCGGACTGAACGCCTTCTACGCCCTTAATTTTTAAGCCAGCAGCCCATTGTGGGTTTTTTAATAAATCGTCAACGTGAGATGTTTTGATTTGATTGTTGCCAACCTTTTGGAATGCCGAATCGTAAACTTGTTTTTTTGCCTGGTTTAAATAACCCATAATGCTGCCAGGCAAAACATCATCGGCATTTGCGCCATATATTACGTCATTGATTCGACCGCCACGCTGTTCGTCATTAATCAAGCTGCGGGACGCGCCTGTGGCATTTACCCGTTCTTCAGCATATTTTGACAAAGCTGCTTGTTCATTAGCAATTTGTTGTTTAAACAATCGGCCTTCATCTGTGTCTAGTTTTGCTTTTGTGTATTCATTACGCAATAGATTTTCGTTGCCAGTAACAACGCCTGGTCGAACGCCAGCACCAGGCATGATTTCCTGGGCTATTTGCGAACGAATCATTTGCTCGTTCATTGGCACATCGGTCGGGGTCTTGGATAGCTTGACCTGGGGGAATTGACCGCGAACTGTTTCTTCGCCTGTGATCTTGCCAAAGTACGGATTGTTTTGTGCTGCAGCCGCGCCTACGCTGCCAGCTGGTACTTTGCCTTGTGCGGCTTCAAACTGCGCTTGCATTTGTTCTTTTGTCAGCTGACCAGGGCGAACCACTTCCAGTTCTTTGGCTGCTTCGCGTATTGGTTTGGTGACCTGGGACACTACTGGCGCTGCTTCTCTTAACGCCTGGGGAATAGCTGCAGAACCAATGACAACCATGTTTCTAATGTCTTGGGGCGGTATGCCTGTTTTCTCAGATATTTGTTCTGGAGTCATTCCCAGGACGTTAAACATTTTGTTGACTTGCTGGGCAATAGGTTCGGTTATGCCACCCAATGGTTTTTGATAGGCTTCGCTGCCCGTGATGCCCATCGCTTTGCCTAATGGCTTATCGATAGAAGCAGCTGCAGCTTGGCCTATTGCTTCGGCTTCTTGCGGTGTTTTATATGGTCTAACCCCAGCTTGCACAAACGCGCCGTAAGCTGCTGGCACAATTCCATAAGCGGTATCGATAGCCCCAACAACACGCTCGCCCAGGTTTCTTTTTACGTCTTGATACCTATTAAATGTCTGGGATGCTATGTCGGCAATTCTGGATGGCGGAGCTTGACCAGGCATTGCTGGCGCTGCTGCAGCTGGCGCTGCTGGCGCTGCTACGGTTTGACCTGGTTGGGATGGGGGTTGGGCTGGCGGTTGAGCTGCCGCGGGTGCTTTGCCTGAGAAATAGTTTTCCAACGGATCGCTAGATACTGGCTGCGTTGTTTGTGCAGCTGGCGCTACTGTCTGGGCTGCGCCTTGTTTTACCTTGCCAACATATTCAGCTGGGTTTTTAGTTATAAACCCGCCGTATTGCGCCAGGGCTTTATCTACGTCACCACCATTACGGTCGACCAATTGGCCCAGGTAAGTACGCGCCGCTTCCCTAGCTTGCTTTTCATTAAACGGATTAAATTCCATGCCTTGCTTGTGCAGCATTTGCACGGTTTCTGGCATAAATTGGTAAGCGCCCATTGCTTTGGACTGCTTGTTTAGGGC